TCAGGATGGAACGGGCTGCCGGATGAAGCCGCTGATGGACACCGTGCCGCTGTGACCGGCACTTGGCGGCCCGGCCTGACCGGAAATGAAATACAAGCGGATGTGGCTGCTGCCGGGATCGGCACAGCACAGGCCGATGCGGCCCGTCACCGTGTCGCCGATCACGCCTGCCGCCGTCTGATCCCATACGAAGGGCAGCCCGTCCACGAACCAGGGCCCGTCGGTATGCGATTCCACGGCGTGCCAGGAAAGGGTGACGGTGGCGAAACGGCCAAGGGCGGTCCACCGGGCGTCGGAAAAGGTGAATATGTCCGCGCTGCCGGCGGCGGGCCGGGGCGTCCATTCGCCGGAGGAAACCAGGGGCAGGGAACCGTCCAGGGCGGTCACCCGATTGGCGATCACATTGCCGTATACCTTCAGCGCGCCGTCTTCGTCGGCCACGCCGCCAAAGGCCCAGGCGCCGCCGCCGCGCTTTACGTGCATTTCCCATTTGGCCCGGGTGACCACGTCGTAATACACCTGCTCGCCGCCAAGGTCATCGGTGACGGCGCATTGGATCTCCCAGTTGTCGGGCAGCGCGATGAGACCCGCGCCGAAAAGCAGCACGCCGTTGGTCATTTCCCCGGCGTTTTGCCATGTTTCCTCGCCCTGACGGCGATAGGAAACGGCGCAGCGGACGGTATTGTTTCCGCCGCAGGGGGAGTGGATCGCCCGGGCGGTGCAGCGGATGTACGTCCCCTCGTCGTCCTCCGCAGCGTCCTCCAGGGCACGGACGGAGAGCAGCCCGCTCAGGGCCGGCAGCTCGTAGGGATGCACCGTAAAGGAAAGAACGGTCTTGCCGGTGCGGCCCCGGGTGTCGGTGGCGGAAAGAATGAACTGCCTGTCACCGGCGGACAGGATGGGCGTGACGCCCTCCAGAGGCAGCGAGGCTCCTTCCAGGCTCACGCCCGGGCCTTCCAGCCGGTATACGCTGATGGATGCGCCATAGGGGGCTTCACCGGGAACGGTGAAGGCGGCATGCGCCTGGCTGAACCCGGCGACATACGCGTTCCAGGAAGATGGAACCACCGGGGAAACGGGCGTCACGCTTCCGCTCATGCCCATGGGAACCACATCATCCGGGCAGCGCAACAGCACTGTTTTGATGATGGCGCCGCCGCCCTGGGTGGACAAACGCAGCGTCATGGGGGACGTTTCGGCGCCGGGCATGGCGGCAAGCCAGGCAAGCGGCGGCGTGAAGGAAATGGCCGGCGCATTGGCCGGGGCCGACACACTGTCCGAAAAATCGCCAATGGACACGGTGAGGACGTGGGCTTTGTCCGCGCAGGAAAGCGGCGTAACGGTCAGCGGTTTTCCGGCATCCACCAGGGAGGCGGATACGGAAAAATCACTGGTGCCGCTCAGATCGGCGGTGAGGCCGGCGTATTCGTCGGACAATTCTCCCTGCAGGCACCGGCCCACGGCCAGCACCCTGAAATAACGCGTGGCAAGCTGCGGCGCGGTAACGGTGCAATGGGGAACGTCGGTGACGAGAAACGCCTCATACGGCCCTTCGGCGGCATTGGAGGCGTACACGGCATAGCCGGTGACCGGGTTGTTTTCGCCGTCCTCCGCGGCGTTCCAGGAGAGGACGGCCTCTCCCGCCGGATACTGATGATCCGGGGAAAGAACCAGCCGGGTCGGCTTTCCGGGCGGCGCGGCCTGCACGGACAGGGAAACGCAGGCGGCGCTCAGGGCGCTGTCGCAGCCAGCCTGGGCGGACAGCGTTTTGATCCGGAAATGGAAGCTGCCGGGGCGCTCCGGCGCGGCTGCCGGAACGGAGAATACCTCCGGCGTCACGGTGCGCAGCAGCGTATATTCGCCGCCTTCGCTTTCAGCGCGGTATACGGCGTAGCCCCGGATGGGGGCGTTGATCCCCGCCTGTGCTCCGCTCCAGGACAGGACCGCTTCTTCGCCCGGCGGCGCGGCGCTTTGGCTGATTACCACGTCGGTGGGGGCCGTGCAGGCGGTGAAGCCGGTATATTCCACGGTGAGGGTGATCTGTTTCCAGCGGGCGGTATCGCTTTGGTACCCTTCCGACAGCGGAACAGCGGCGGCGCGGTATTTGAATTCCACTTCCAGCGTACCGCCGGGGATAATGCGCTGCGGCGCGACCTCCACGGGCCCTGTGCTCAGGCTGCCGTCCATGCTGCGGTGCGCGCCCTGATCGCCGAATCTTTCGGCGGTGAGCACGGCGCTGTGGATCACGCTGCCCTCGGGCAGGCCGGCCAGGGAAAAGGCGCGGGTGCAGCGCTCCAGGGAAGGCTCGGTGCAGTAGGAAACCGTGCCGCTTGTTCCGGAAGAAAAAGCCTGGCGGCTTCTGACATACCAATAGCTGGTGAGGGCTACGTCGCTGACGGTGATTTGCAATGCAGACAAAATCGGACGCTCCTTTCGGGAAAATCGGTCAGCCCAGGTATTTGAGCCCCAGGCCCGTGCGGGTGGCGATGAAGGCCCATTCCTCCGGCAGGCCCATTTGCTGCGAAATGCCCAGACGCTCGGATTTAACGTTGGTCACCTCCAGCGTGCGGTTGTCAGCGCGGAACCGGGCCGCGTCGCCTGCCCGGCCGATCTCCAGGCCGTTGGCGGTCACGTGCAGACAGGCGCTCATCTGTTCCTGCTCCTGTACCCAGATGCGGATGGATTGGTTGCCGGTAATATCCAGGGCGTTGAGCCGCTGCACCACCGCTTCCCGGGCAAAAAGCGCGTCCACGTCCAGGGTTTCGGCGATCAGCTGCCGGATCAGGGCATTTTGGGCGAAAATGTCCTGAACGTCCAGCGTGCGGGCGGTCACGCTGCCTTCCATCAGCTTTTCATCGCCGGACAGGGCGTGATCCGCCACGTCGCCGTTGTTCACCTGCTTGCGCTGGGCGCTGACGCCGCCTTCGCTGTCCACCGTCAGGGCGTACAGGCCGCCGTCGTGCCCCTTCACCATGATTTCGCCCACCGTCAGCGACAGCAGGTTGGCCTCCGTTACAGCCAGGCGGGCCACATACAGTTCCCCGGCGCTGCCCTGGGTGATGATGGCCCGGCGGCTCACCAGATCCTTGATCCTGGCCCAGTCAATGTCTGCGCTGCCGATCTCGGTTTGGGCGATTTGGGCAATCGCCGCCTGCAGGGAGGCGATGCTGGCCCAGTCAATGTCCGCCTGGGCCATGCGGGCGTACATGGCGTCCATGGCGGCGGCGGAAAGCTTTTCCGCGGTGACCGCGCCGGAAGCGATCTTGTCGGCGGTGACGGAGGAAGCGTTCAGTTTATCGGCAGTGACCGCGCCGGCGGAGATTTTTTCCGCCGTCACGCTGCCGGCGGCCAATTGCAGGGCGGTCACGCTGCCGGCCATCAGGGACGAAGCGGCGATGGAGCCGTCCCGGATCAGGGCCCCGTTCACACTGCCCTCCAGCAGCGACGCGTTCAGCGCGCCGGATGGCGTGAACAGCCTGCCGACAGCGGACGGCTTTTCGGGAAAAAGGCACTCGGTGCGCATGGAAAAGCCCTGCTGAAAGGAAAGGGTCTGGCCGGTGACGCAGGTATCCGTGTATACGCCCTTGTGATCCACAAAGCGCACCCGGTCGCCCAAAAGCAGCGCCGGGTCGCCCCGCCAAAGCACCTGGGCGGCGGACAGGGTATAACCCGACAGAGCGGAAAGCAGGGCGCGGCACAGGCTTTCGGTATGGCTGCCATGCAGGGGGAACAGGGGATTGCCGCTGACGGACAGGGTGTTGCCGCTTCCCGGAACAGCGCCGTCCTCGCACACGGTGACGGGCGGATCGTCCCGCCTTGCTCCCTTGGGCGTTACGGTGAGGGCCGAGAGCGGGCCGAAGCTCCTTTCGCCGATTTCGGAGGACAGGGTGACCTGCGGACCGATCACCCGGGGAAGCATGGCGCTGACCAGGGGCTTCATGACAAGATGGCCGTCCCGGTTCAGGAAAACAAAGCACCCGGCGGCGCAGGCCACGCAGGACAGGGCCTGGCGAAGGGAAATGTCCCCCCAGTCCGGCATTTCCGGGATCACGAAGGAAGCATTGGGGAAGGACGTGTCCGAAAAGGAAAACCCGGCCTGGGCGGCGATGGCCCGGGCAATGGCGGACAGGGGCTGAGGATAGGTCAGCTCATCCTCGAATACGCCGCTGAAGGCGGTGCCCAGGGCGTCCTGACCGGTGAGGATCAGCCGGGGATCGTTTTCCCGCCTGGAAACTTTGGCCACGGTGAACACGGCCAGCGTTTCCCGGTCCTCCTCCTGGCAAAGGCGCACCGTCACCTGCGCGCCATAGGGGGACGCGTCGGCGGTAAAAGCGCCGTCCCGGTCGTTGAGGGTCAGGCTGCAGGAGGCGGAAAACACGCCGCCCAGCATGCTGCCGCCGGCCGCGCCTTCGCTGAGGGTGAAGGCCATGGCGTCGCCGCCGTCAAAGGCGCGGGTGAGCCCGGTGAGATAGCTGATAGCGCCGGACAAACGCAGCTGCCGGCTGGGCAGGGGCAAAATCGCGGAAAGGGCCATCTTATTGTTCCTCCAGCGTCAGATTCACGTCGGCCCACTGGGGCGCGTCTCCCTGGCAGCGGTATACCCGGGCGGCGTGGCGGATGCAGCGGCAGGACATGGTGCGCGTGCCCAGCATCGGGTCCGGGTAGGTGCAGGAAATGAAGCCGCTCTGCAGCGCCTGGGCGAGGGATGTCAGCGCGTCGGCGGACAGGCAGCGCCAGGCAATGTCCACCGTGCGTTTTTCGTATACGCCGTCCTGCACCTTTTCGCCCAAGGTGTTGAACTGGGCAGTGCCGCCCTGCAGCGATGCGCTGACGGACAGCGACGAAGGCGCGGGCAGAGAAATACCGGAAAGCAGGATCATAGAGCCTCCTTACAGGTCCAGGGCCACCCGGCCTGTGCCGCCGGCGACCCGGTTGATGCTCTCGATGGCCGCCACGCCCAGGCGGTAGCCGTCGATCTCCAGGGGAATGGTGATGCTCATATCGCCAAGTGGCGCGGCTGCGGCGGCAGGCGCGGGTGAAACGGGGGAAACGGGCTGACTGACGGCGGGCTGACGCAGCGCCTGGGCGGCGGAGAGACCCAGCAGCTGCGCCTCTCTTTCCACCCGGTTTGCGCTGCTCATGATGCCGCTGAGCAGCCCTTCGTCAAAAAATACGCCGGCCTGAAAGGTGACCCGGGAGGGCGAATGAATGTCCAGCGCGCCGCGGAGGGCGCCGGCAGCGGCGTCGGCCAGGGCCTTTGCCGCGGCGGTCACGGCGCTGCGGCGGGCCAGGATACCGTTTGCCAGGCCGTCCCCGGCGGCGGCTCCGGCGGCGGAAAAGCGGCCGGCCATGGCGTCGGCCTGATCGGCGGCGGAGGAGATCAGGGCGCTCAGCCGGCCGACGGCGGCGGCAAAGCCGGAAATATCGGCGGTAAAGGATACGGAAAGCTCGTCAAGGGTCATTATTTTCCTCCTCTTTTGTCAGGGAAAGCAAGGCGCGCTTCATTTGATCGGCGGTCATTTCCGTTGGGGAAGAAGCGGGCACGGCGGGCAAATGCGCGGGATCGTGCACGGAAAGCGCGATCAGGCGGGAAAGGATCACGGCGTCGCGCCATTTCTGATCCAGCAGGGATCGGTGCGCGGTGAGGATCAGAAAGACCTCCCGGGGCGTCATGCCCGGAAAGGAAGCCGCTTCTTTGATCCCCATGCGGGCGGCCTGCTCCGCCGCGCGGTAAAAGCGATCCCTCAGGGGGCCGCCTTCTTTGACGGGACCGCTTTGGGAAAAAAACAGGCGTCCTCAAGGGCCAAAGCCAGGGCGGAGGAAACCTGCGCCAGGCTGCCGCCGCTTCGCAGATGCTCGTCGAGCATTTTTCCCGCGTCCTCCGGCGTTATTTGCGGGCAGCTTTCCATCAGCCCGCACCATAAAAGCCCGCGCAGGCACCGCATGGGGCTGCCCTGCAGGCCGTCCAGGCTGATGCCGGTTTTTTCCTCCAGGCAGCACAGGGCGTTCACGGAAAAACGCAGGGAGTATTCCCGCCCGCAGAGCGTGACGGTCACGAAACGGTCACCCCGCCGGACAATTTCAGCACCGCGGAAAAGCCTATCGCGCCGTCCACCGAGGCCGCGCCCAGGGAAACGGATTTTACAAAGGCGCTGAAGGATACGGCGGAGGCGTCGGGAAAGGTGACGGTGAAGGGTACGGTTTCGCCGCTTTGGTAGAGCGAGCGCAGCTTGCTTTGCCCGGCGTTTGTTTTTTCATAAAAGCCCTCGACGGTCACTTCGCCGGGGTCCTTGTAGCCCTGGATGAAGGATTTGCAGCCGTTTGCTGCGTCTAGGGTGGTTACGTCGACGGCCTCGCTGTCCATCCTGATTTCGCCGATGGAGCGAAGCAGGCCGATGGCGGTCACGGTATTCTGATGGGTGCAGGACAGGGCGGTGCCCATGGATTTTTGCGGCATGTATCGGTCCTCCTTATTGATAGATCGTGTCCTGATGGGTGAGACACCTGAAGCTCAGGGCGGCGTGATGGGCGTAGGCCTCCTGATCGAAATCCTCCTGACGGGATACGAGCCGGAGGCCCAGCGTTTGGGCCCTCTCCAGCGCGCTGTCTGCAAGCTCATGCAGCGCGCCGGCGGACGCGGCGTAGGCGTCCAGACGCAGATGATGTTCCTCCAGATAAGGCTCCCCGTCGGCCTGAGCGAACACGGAGGCGTTTTCCTCCGCCACCGTCAGGATGGGCAATGGCTGCTCTTCCCGTTCAAAGGAAGCGCGGGCGCAGGCCGGCAGATCGCCAAGGGCAAGCAGCAGCGCGCTCGTCACATCGGTCAACGCAATCCCTCCTTCAGCGCCCGGGCCAGATGGTCCTGAAAATCAGCAGCCTGCGCAGCGGGGGAAAGGTAGGGCCTGCGGGCTTCGGCTATGCCTGCGTATGGCACGGAAACGGAAACCCGGGCGGCGCCGCTCGTTCCCTGCGCGGAAATGGAGGCACGCAGCGCGCCGGTTTTCACCGGGGCGCCCTGTTTTGCCTTTTCGGCAGCGGTCCTTGCGCATTCCAGGCAGGCGCGGCTTGCCGCGGCATGGGCCCGCCCTGGCATAAAGGAAAGACGGGACAAGAGAGAAGCCGCGCCCGTCATGCCGACCGCCTCCTGACGTCGCATTGAACATGCCCCGCAAATACGCGGGTGCGCACGCATACATAGGGCGCGCCGGAAACGGTGAGGGTATCGCCGGGGCGGATCGCGGCGTCGCAGGGCAAAAGCAGGCGCAGCATGTCCTGCACATATTCGCCGTAGCGGCGGCGGTCCAGCATGCCATTGACGGGGCGCACCGCCGCCCGCATGTCTTTGCCGCGGCAGATCACCTGGGCGCGGCCGCGAAACAGTAATCGCATGGAGATGCTCCTTTCGTGCGGTAAGGAAGAGGAGCCGCCGCAAAAGGGCAGCGGCTCCCGGGAAACAATCAGGTTTTCGCCAGGCGGTAGGCGCATATCTCCCGCCGCAGGGCCTCGGGCAGGTCCTGCTGGGTGCGGCGCACGTCGCCCTCGGCGTGGTCGGTTTCGCCCTCCATGCCCATGCGGTTGAAAAAGATCACCGCCAGCCGCAGCCGGGCATTTTCCAATCCGGCGGGCACCTGATCCCGCCAGGTGAGGGCGCGGATCAGGGCGTCGGCGTCGGACAGGAGAGAGGAAAGCAGTTCATCTGTGGCCTGCTGGGCGTCGGGAAGCCGGGTGCGCAGGGCGGATAAGGCTTCTTGCTGCGTCATGGGATCAGCCCAGCACCCGGACGGCCAATTCGGGATAGAGGGTCTTGAAGCCGTAGAGCACGTCCATGGACAGCATTTCCCGTTTGTGCTGCATATCGTAGCCGCGCACCACGCGAAGCGAAATGCCGTTGTAGTTGGTCACGTAGCTTTCCACGCCGGCCGGCGCGGTGAGGGGCCGGGTGACGAAGGCGAAGGCCATGGGATGGAAAGCCAGGTTGGCCCGGTGGCTGGGGATCAGGGTGACGGGGGTGTTGACGGCCAGCTGCGGCAGCGCGGGGGTGACCTGCACGTTGGCGATGGCGTTGGAAGCGGCGGCGGCGGAGGCCTGGGTGACGGCGTAGGTTTTGCCGTTGATCCGGAGCAGGTCGCCGGGCACCAGCTTGCCCGTCAGGGAGGAAGCGGTCAGCGACAGCTTTTTCGCCCCGGCGCTGACGGCGGCGGAGAGCTTCACGTTTTCCGCGGCGGTGACGCCGCTTTCGTGATACCTGACGCTCTGGCTCATGTAATGATCCATGCCCATCACGCGGCCGATGCTGCCTTCGCGCAGGGCCTGGGTGGAGCCGGATTTTTCGGCGTGGATGATGGCGTCGATGGCGGTGAAGGCGGCGTCGGCCTCGGCGTCCCAAACGGCGTTTCGGCCGGATACGGGGGCCTTGTTCTGGTTGAGCGTTTTGCGGGCGTCAGCCATTACTTTCAGGGTGGAGGGCGTTTCTCCGGCTTCACCGCAGACGGCGTATACATCTTTGTACAATTCCAGGCCGTCGGCGTTGATCTTGGCGGCCAGCGCTTCGGCGGCGGGATCAATGAAAACGCGGGTCAGATCGTCCACGCTGGTGGCGCCCTGCAGGGCTTCGATGCCCACGTCCACCGTGGCGATCTTGTCCAGCGTCACGTCTACGGAAGATTCCACGATGTCCTGGGTCTGCACGCCGTTTTCGGCGTCAAAATCCCTTGCTTCCAGCACGATGGGCCTGCGCACCTGGATGGTGTCGCCCTTCATGCCGGCGAAATCGTCGGAAAAATCCTTGTAGATCAGGTTGGGGAACACCAGGTGGTCGATGAGACGGGGCAGCGCTGCCCGGGCAAAATCCTTGATGGTAATGAACGAATTGGCCATGCGGCTTTCCTCCTTTTAGTTGCTGCGGCATACGGCCGCGTAGTATTCCTCGTCCGTGAGCTGATCCAGGGGTTTGATTTCGCCGCTCTTGGGGGCGGTGGACTGCAAACGGTCCTCCACGCCCTGCTGCACGGCGGCGCGGAAGGCCTTTTCCAGGATGCCGATACCCTGCCTGACAGCGTCCTCATCGGCAAAGACCAGGGGATCGGCCAGATCCTCGGGCAATTCCTTTTCCCGGAGCAGCTGGCGGGCCAGGGCGCACAATTCCTTTTTTTGCAGGGAAGCCTCGCGCTGCTCAATGGCTTCTTCCCGGGCGTCCTGGGCCTGGCGGGCGGAATCAAGCTGCTGGGCCAGGCGGCGGATCAGATCGGTGAGCTGGGCTTCCGCAGGCGTTTCAGGGGCGATGGGCGATGCGTCCGCGGGGATAATGGGGGTTTCTTCCATGGCTGTTCCTCCTTATGTAGCGGTTGTTTCGGTAACGCCGTCCAGGAACGGCAGCTGGGAAAGCAGGGCTTGCCTGGGCACGATGCCCTCCAGGGCCTTCACCATGTCGGCGGCCTCCAGGGCGGATTCGGGCAGGGCGCGGGTGAACAGGATGCGGACGGCGCTCACGTCCAGCGCGCGGCTGCCCTTCACCGCCAGAAAATGGGCGTAGCAGCGAAGGCGCTCCATGAGCGCTTCCCTGAACCAGCGTTCCTTGAGACAGGTCAGCTGCTCCAGCCCCAGCAGCTTGTATTTCATGGCCACGCCGCTGACATTTCCGGAAAACTGCTGATCGCTCAGGTCCGGGATCATGGAGAACTTGTGGATGTCCTGCTCGATGGCGGAGCGCAATTCCTCCGCGCCGGGGCTGGATTGCTTGGTCAGGTACTGGGCGCCGGCCTCCCGGTCGGGCAGATAGAGCAGCTTATCCTGCCGCAGCTGCTGCGCCGGGGTGCGGCCCTGGTCGTCCTTTTCCAGCCTTGCGCCGTAAACGATCAAAAGCGCGTCGGACAATTGCTCCTGGTCGTTCACCCGGGCGGATTCCAGGTCGTCGTATGCTTCGATCAGGGAAAGCACGCTTTCCACGTCGCCTTCCTCCTCCTCATTGTTCCAGTATTCGATGAGGGGCAGACGGCCGAAGTAGTGGGGCGTTTCCTCCGCGGGCGGCGAGCGGAAGAGGGAAGCATAGTCGGCGGCCCGGTAGGTGAGGCGCTCGGCGGCGGTGTACACCTGGGCCTGATAGCCCCGGGGCGCGCCTGCTTCATCCAGAACGGGATAAAACTGCACGCCGAACAGGGGCGAATGGCTCACGTCGTCGGAATACACCACAAAGGCGCTCAGGGGGTCCACGGCGGCGGAGCGGGGCTGGGCGTGGGCGTCGGCGTAAACGACCTCCACGCCTTTGCCGTACAGGGAGGCATACCGGGCCAATTCCACGTCCACCCCGGCCACGTTGGCCAGGCAGTAGGCTGCCTTCACGGCCTGCAGGGCGTCGCCCTCGCCCTGATAGCTGACGGCGGTGCCGGCCAGGTAGGAGGAGGCCACGGTGACGATGTAGCGGGCGTAGGCGTGACGGAGGCGGTGGTCCGGCAAGCCTTCGGCCCGGGATGCGCCGCGGGCAGGCTTCATGCGGTAGGCGTCCCGCAGGCGGCACAGCCTGTCCACGGACCGCAGGTGCTCGTTGAGGCAGCCCTGCAACAGGCGGGGAGATAAGCCCGATTGCAGGCAGGCTCTGTCTCTGGTAATCAAGGGAAAAGCTCCTTTCTTGGGGCTCACAGCCCCAGGCTTTTTTTGCTGGCGGTGAAGGCGCAGCGCCTGTCCATATCGTTTTCCAGGGCATAGCGCATGGCGTCGATCAGGTGGTTGTCTTTGTCCCTTGGGCGGGGAAGCGCCTGGCCGTCGGGGCTTTGCTGCCACTGGTAGCGGCTGAGTTCCTCCCGAAGATGCAGGCAGACGGGAGAAAGGATGATCTCCTGCTGCCGGAGCCACTGGATGCCGTGCACCACGCTGTCCGGCCCTTTTTTCACGGGATATACGTTCAATCCCAGCGTTCGCAGTTCCGCGATGGATTTTGGCTCGGCGCTGTCGCAGGCAATGGGGCCCAGGGAGGAAAAGGGAAGGAGGCGTCGGGAGAGGGACAGGTTGGTCAGCCCCGTTTCGTAGATTTCGTCCAGCACCGTCACGCGGCGGCGCTTCCGGTCGTAGCGCAGCAGCAGGAAGCCGCAGGGATCGGCGGCAAAGCCGAAATCCAGCCCCATCCGGGTTTCGCCGGGCGCGTCCTGGGCTGCGTCCTCCACATGCCAGTTGGTGAAGATCACGTCGCCCGTTTCGCCCCAGTTGCCCAGGGTGTACACCTGGTAAAAGTAAGGGTCCCGTTCGTTTTCCAGGGCGGCGCGGTCTTCGGGGGTGAGGAAGCGGTTATCCCGGTAGGTGGTTTTCAGGATGGAAACCTGCCCGCTTTCGCAGTAGGTTTTGTCCTGCCGCCAGACGGAGAAGAATTCCTTGTAGATCCAGTGGCTGCGGGAGACGGGGTTAAAGGAAAGCGTGATGCGCTTGGGATGGCGGCTTTTGCCGCGCAGGCGCTTGTCCAATTGCTTGAAATCCCGCCATTGGCATTCGGTGGCCTCCTCGATCCAGATGTCGGTGAGGGGCCCGCGTCCGGGGGTCAGGGACTTGATCTTTTCCACGTCGTCCAGCCCGGCGAAGATCATCTGCGCTCCGTTGTTGCGGGCGGTGATGGTGAAATCGGTTTTGCTGACGGTGAAAAAGCGCTGCAGGCCCAAACGGGAAATGGCCTTGTTGACCTCGTTCCAGCAGCTGTGCTTGAGCGAACGGGCCACCTGGCGCACGATCAGAGTGTTTCTCCCGGACAGGGTGTCGATCACCGCCCGGGTGGCCAGGAACACGCTTTTGCCGCTGCCCGCGCCGCCAAAGTAGATTTGGTAGCGGTGCGCGTTTTGCAGATGGGGCCGGTAGGCCCGGTTGACGCATTCGCCCCGCAGGATGATGCGCGGCAT